ACGTTCGCGCTTTATTCAACCACGACGCCAATCATCTGCTAGGACGTACCAAATCAGGAACATTGAGGCTGCATGAAGACGACACGGGACTTGCCACGGAAATTGATATGCCAGACACGACGTTGGGCCGCGATCTGATGGTGTCGGTTAAGCGAAAAGATCTGGACCAGATGAGTTTCGCCTTCCAAACCATACAGGAAGAGTGGGATGAGTCGGATCCCAATAATCCGATTCGCACCCTCAAAGAAGTCAAATTATTCGATGTTTCACCCGTGACGTTTCCGGCCTATCCAACGACTGATGTCGGCATTGGTGGCAGATCAGCTGAATCTATTCTAACTGAGCACCGTGCAGCAGTATCCAAAAGCGAAATCCAGGAGCCGCACAAGGATGTGCACTCTGACGATAGCAAGGAACCAACTGAGGATTACTTGACGGCCAATGAGGCTCGCCGGAAAGAGCTCGAACTTGAGGGTTAAGCCCTCAAAAGGATAACAATATGACGCTCACAGAACTCAATGCATTGGCGCAGAAGCGAGCTGGACTTATTGGTCAGGCTCGTGCGCTGAACGATCTTCCCCTCAAAGAAAAGAGGGACATGTCCGGTGAGGAAAAGGGCCAGTATGATGCCATGCTCACCGATGCCCGGAAGTTCAAGGAACAGATCGACCGCGAGCTGGGGTTGCAGGCAGAAGAGGCTGGTCTAAACGAGGCTCGTGACACGATCGTCGGGGGCAAGGATAATCCCGAGCAGCGTGACGCTGTTTCCGGCAAGGTCGTCGAATATCGGGGTATCAACCTGACTGGCGAAGGGGCAGACCCTCAGTTCCAGCACAGGGCGAGCAAGGAATTTGGTATGTTCTTCAGGAAGTATCTCATGGGCGAACAGCGTGTTGCTGCGGCCATGGCTAACGATGTGGATGCCGACGGCGGATATCTGCACGCTCCTGTCCAGTGGATTGCCAAGCTCCTCCAGGCTATAGATGCTGAGGTGTTCGTCCGTCGCTATGCTCAGGTGGTTCCAGTGACAACCTCGGATTCCATCGGATTCCCGGCATTGACCACGGATTTCGCGGATGCAGACTGGACGACCGAAGTCGGTACTATCACTCCTGATGTCAGCGCTCAGTTCACTGAGCGCGATTTCAAACCGCAGCAGCTGACGAAGGAGATCGACGTCAGCATGAAGCTCCTGCGGACGGCCGCTCTCTCTCCTGAGAGCATCGTCAGGGACCGTATGGCGGCAAAGTTCGCCGCCGCTGAAGAGAAGGCATATCTGACCGGCGACGGCTCAGGCAAGCCTCTCGGAATCTTCGCCACTAGTGGCACGGGAGCCATCCCGACTAGTCGTGACTGTACTACTGCGTCGACCACAACGGCATTCACGTCCGACATCCTGCGTGCAGCTCGATTCATGCTGCGTCCTGCCTATCGTTCGGGTGCTCGCTGGTTGCTCTGCACTGATGCTCTGTCGAAAATCTCCCTGTTCAAAGATGCGGTCAACGGCAGCTACATGTGGCAGCCTTCCCTCATCGCCGGTGCCGCTGACACAATCGACGGCTTCCCGGTCGACGAGAGCGAGTATTCTCCGAACACGTTCACTGCGGGCTTGTACTTTGGAGCCCTGGTCAACTGGAACAAGGGTTATTTCATCGCTGATCTGATGGACGTGACCATCCAGCGCCTGAACGAACTCCTTGCGCGCAACTCCAAGGTTGGCTTCATTGGTCGCAAGTTTACGGATGGTGGCCCGATCGATGCTCAGGCATTCGTCCGCCTGAAGCTTGCTGCTACCTAGTCAATAGTGATGAGGGGCGGGTCAATCACTCGCCCCTTGAAGGAGAACTCATGAGAATTCACATGAATACACTTGCTGCGGGACCGGCTGGAATCTTCCAGGGCGATTGCGAATGTCCTGATGAAGAGGCCCGTCGCTATATCGCTGGTGGCTTCGCCATTCCGCTTGGCGGCGTCATCGAAACGGCCATGCTTGCACCGGCGAAACCGGTCTCCGCTATGGTCGAGACAAGAAACGAAGCTCCAGTAACTGAGGTACCGGCCACGCCTGAGAACCCCGGCGAGCTCGTGCCGAACTTTGGGAAATACCACAACGGCGAGTTCAAGGACGCGCCGCTTACACTCGCGCAGATCAAGGCGCAGGATCCTGAGTACCTCGAGTATCTTGCCAAGCAGGAGAAGGACCCGGCCATCGCTGTCGCGGCCAAAGCTGTCAGGGGCGCATAACCCATGGACGACATCCTGTTGCTCTCGGTACCGCCCGCTGTCGAACCGGTCACGCTGGTCCAGGGCAAGGCACAGGCACGGGTAGAGACGGCCGATGAGGATGCCTCTATTGGCGCCCTGATCACGGCAGCTCGCGCATATGTCGAAGAGACCACGGGGCGGGCACTTGTTACCCAAACGTGGACCTGGCAGCATATCTGCTGGACGAGTCTGTTCAGGGGCGCGTGGAGCAGGATGTCACGTAATGCGTGGGGCAGCAAGGTCGTCGTACCGAGGCCCCCGCTCCAGTCAGTCGTGTCCATCACGTATCTGGACGCAAGCAACACGCCACATACCCTGCCTTCGACTGAGTACGTAGTCACACCGGGCGACCCAGGGACGATCGAACCATCATCGACTTTCAGCTGGCCAGAGATTGCAAGGGCCGGCTATCCGATCACCATCACATTCACCGCCGGGTATGGTGCACCGAGGGAGACGCTTAGCGTGTCATCTGTCACGTATGTCGATGGCAACGGGGATCCACAGGTCATTCCACCAGCCGACTATACCGTCACAGCGGGCGCGGTGGCATTTGCCACTGCTCCTGTGTTGCCGTTCACCGTGCACTTTGTACTCGTATACGGTACGGTCGCGGCCGTGCCTGCTCCATTGACTCAGGCCATGCTCTTGCTCATCAAGGACTGGTATGACGAACGAGGCGCGATCGTCACCGGCACGCGGGCGCAGGTCGCAGCTCTTCCGCACGCCGTCGAAGCTCTCTTGAACCTCTATCGCTGGTCACTCTGATGGACGCCAGCCGCCTGAACCGCAGGGTCACGATTCAGTACCCTTCCACGACACAGGACGCCTACGGGCAGCCTGTCGTGGGATTCGTGACCCTGGCGACGGTGTGGGCTGCTGTCGAACCCCTGAGTGGCGCACGATTATTCGCGGCGAAGCAGGCGCAAAGCGAGATTACGCTGAAAATCACGATTCGCTACCTTGCGACCGTCGAAGAGGAGATGCAGGTAGTCTATGGACCGCATACCTACATCATTTTGTACCTCATCGACCCCGAAATGCAGCACACATCGCTCGAGTTGATGTGCAAGGAGCTGGACGCATGAGTGACAAGATAACGATAGAGATTCAAGGACTGAACGAGTGCGACGCCAAATTGAAGTCGCTGAGTGAACGCGTCGCCAAACATAAGATTGGGGAGGCATTACAGGTCTCCGCCAAATATCTCGTAGGTCGCATCGGGCTCGCCACGTACGTGGGTAGAGATAACCCAGCTGTCCGGTTGAAGAACTCTTTCCTGGCGGGCGCGACGCATAAGGTCGGAGATAATACAGTAGTCAACGTGGGGCCGACGAAAGCAAAGACGGCGGTTGCTATGGCCGAGGAATTCGGGTTTCCCACGACGCCCGCGCACCCCATGATGCGGAATACGTTCGATGCACAAAAGGACACACTCATTGAGTTCTTCGTCGCCGCGCTCAATGAGGAATTGGAGAACATCAAGATATGACCGACCTCGACGCCGCGATCTTCACAAGACTTTCCACCTTTTCGCCGCTTATCGCGCTTGTTCCGGCGACACACATAGCGGCAGTGACGATCGCACAGGGAATTCTCACACCGTATGTGGTGTGGCAGGAGATCGATGACATACCGGACTATTCGCATGACGGGCGCAACAGTCTCCGACATCCGCGCGTCCAGGTCTCATCTTATGCCTCATCCCTTGGGGGCGCCAAGAGTATCCATGTTCAGGTGATGGCGGCATTGGAAACGTGGCCGGCGACGAATGCTGATGTGCAGGAAGTGATTATAGAAAATATGATTCCGCTTTACGATGCGGCAACTGGCCTATTTGCTATGGTCATTGACTGCTTCATCTGGTTTTCGAGCTAGGAGGCTCATATGTCAAAAGCATTAACCGGGTTTGGTGTAAGTCTGCTCCGGGGCGTTGTCCCTATTGCAGAAATCACATCTCTCACGCCGCCATCGTTCAATAGCGAGACGATCGACGTCACGAACCATGACTCTCTTGGACGTATGGCAGAGTTCATCGGAGGCATGAGGTCATCCGATGATGTCAAGATTACGTGTAACTATATTGCCAATGACCCTGGCCAGGCCCTGCTCCTGGCAGATCAGGCAGACGGCTTGGTTCATGCCTACACGCTCGTGTTCCCAACGGCATGGGGCGCCAGTTTCGACTTCTCGGTGGTTGTCCTCAAATGTGGCATCTCACCATTCACTGCAAAGGGTGACGCGGTCCAACTCGAAACCACCATGAAGGTCTCCGGAGCCGTTACCCTCAACCAGACGCTCAGCGCTGGTCTCACAACCACGTTCTTCGTCTTTACTCCCGCCGGACTCAACGTGCCAGTCGCTTCGGGCACACCAGGCACCTTTGTGAACAGCCAGGTCACAGCTACCACATCAGTCGTGGTCAAACCAACGGCAACTGCCGGGGTCATCACGGTCAACGGAGCCGTTGTTGCAAGCGGCGCCGACTCGAGTGCGATTGCCCTAGGCGCTGCCGGGTCAATTACAAATGTCACCATCGTCGTCCAGGAAACAGGCAAGGTCTCCAAGACTTACCTGGTCCATGTCGCCAGAGCTTCAGCGTAGCGTAAACACACATGGGGCAGGCCAATCCCCTGCCCCACATATAGGAGGAATCATGGACTTCACCACAGTAGAGAGTGTACCAGTTGAACTTCTTGGTAAAACGCGCCACTTACGGCTCACACTAGCCGCGCCAGGCTGGTTTAAGGCTCTGACGCACAAGCGACTTGACGACCTGATCATGCAGCTGCAGCGTCAATTGTCGGCAGGTTTTGCCGCCACACGCGTGAATGACGCGCACGCTGAGGCGCTTGGCGTTCCGGTCGAGCAGCTGCCACCGGATGAGGTTGTCGATCCTGACTCCATTCTTGACCCTAAAGATCGCATAGATACGGCGGACATGATCCCGGACGTGATAGCTGCGGTTTATTGTCTGGCTCACTGGGAAGATGTTACAAACCGACCACAAGGCAAGAAGGACATCCCAGTCCCGGGCGAGCTGACGTATGAGGACATGAATACACAGCTGGACCTGGATGCTTTCCCCACGCTCATGGTCCTGATCGTCGAGGTCTACGGTCTCCATGCCATGAAGGCGGGAAAGGACACGGAGAGCGACCCAAACCCGGCAACCCCAGAGCAGAACCTGACAGTACCGAACTCTGGGGAATTGCCCGCGTTACCTTCGGACTCACCCCCGACGAATTCCTAGGCTGCACGCCGCTGGAATGGCAGGAACTGTGGAAGGCATATGACTCGCGCGAACACCGGAGAGAAGTCGCTGATGACTACCAGTCGGCGAAGCTCTGTGCGGTCATGTGCAACTTGCAGAGAACGTCTGACAGCGAGGCTTTCAAGATGACGGACTTCTTACTCTACGACCAGCCGGAGAAGCACCAACAGACGCCGGAGCAGTTGCTGGTGATCGTTGACCTGTTGACGGACGCCTTTGGCGGCAAAAGGGTGGTGAACTGATATGAACCTTGGACAGCATATGACAGATGAACAGAGGGCGTATCAGTCCAACGTACATATGGGGCAGCCTTCAGGGAATAGGGGACACCGCTTGACCGACGAACAGAGGGCAAGGCAATCTGTAGTCATGAGGGAGGTGGCGAATCGCCCCGAGGTGAAGGCAAAGAATCGTGTGGTACACATGGGGCATGCCAGTACCGGCCCCAAACATCAAACACTCGAAACTCGGGCAAAGATTTCGGCAGCACGCCTCGGGTTCAAGGCCTCGCCTGAAACTCGGGCGAAGATGTCTGCGGGAAGAAAGGTATATTGGGCCGCTCCTGAAGCTCGGGCGAAGTTGTCTGCCTCTTCATTTCAGAAGGGGAAGTGTGGGCCACTTTCCCCACACTGGAAAGGGGGCGCAGCAGTATCGGGGCGGAAACATACTGCCATACGCCGTACTTTTGGCTTCACTCCCCTGAACTCTTGGTTCCCGGGCTGCGAGGCACATCACATAAACCATAATGACGTTATCTATCTTCCTCGGAAACTGCACCATAGCGTCTATCACTGCCAACGGACGGGCAAGGGTATGGTAGAAATGAATGCCCTAGCTGGTCAGTTCTTGACTGAAGACTGGACGTAGAAAGGAGGTGACGAAATCGCA